AGGAGGAAATGATTATGTCAAATATTGCAATGAGTACAGCAGGGGTAACAGTTAATTATGCTGTAGAAGCAACTGCTGGAACAAGACCTACAACAGGTTATATTCAAATTCCAAATATTAAAAGTGTACCAGAGATGAATCCATCTCCAGAAACATTGGAAACAACAGATTTAAGTCAAACTGAGTTTAAAACATATGTAGAAGGTTTAAAAGATCTTGGTGGTTCTTTAGCTTTTTTAGCAAACTTTACAACTGATTTAGAAACAGCTTGGAATACATTGGTAGAAGCTTACAAAACAGCAAAAGAAGATGGAAAGGCTGTCTGGTTTGAAATTAAACATCCTGGATTAGAAAAATCAGTTTTCTTTACAGGACAACCAAGTGCTATGGGATTACCTGCTATGGCAGTCAATAGTGTATTAGAAACAAACTTATACATTACACCAACAAACGCACCAACATGGCAAACAAAATCAACACAGGCTTAGGAGGAAATATCAATGTCTAAAACAATTCAATTTACTTATAAGGATACAGATTATACATTAGAGTATACAAGAAAAACATTAGAAAAGATGGAAGCTGATGGCATTATCTTGGCTGATATGAATAAAAAACCTGTAACTATTTTACCAAAGCTTTTTGAATATGCTTTCTATACTCATCATAAACGTATCAAAAAAAGTGAAGTAGAAGAAATCTTCCACTTATTCACAAACAAAAACGAAATGTATAACAAGTTATCAGAAATGGCAACAGATACATTAAATACATTATTTGAGGAAGAACACTCAAAAAACGCAATAAGCTGGAAGGCGAGTTTTTAGACACTGAAGATTCTCTTTCCGACAAGACTTATACACAAATCTTCCAAGAGGTCTTTCCCTTTTATTTGTCAATAGGGATGAGTTATGAGCAATTCTATGATCAAGATGTAGAACTTACAAGGTTTTACAGAAAGGCTTATGAAATGCAAGAAACCCGACATAACTCACACATGTGGCTACAAGGGATGTATATTTATGATGCTATATCAACATCTCTCTATAACGTCTTCTGTAGAAAGTCTGGTCAGCAAGCATCAACATATCCCCCACAACCCTATTCATTGACAGATACACAAAAAGAGAAAGACCAGCAATACTCAATTGAAGAAGAACAAGCTAAAGCACAAGTCTGGATGAATACTTTGGTCAATGCTTATAAATAGGCATCACATTGTGATGTCTATTTGTGAATATACTGAAAAATAACATTATATGAATAAATGGAAGTATTTGGTAAAATAGAAGAGTAGAATTCTATAAAATACAACATATAACCAAGGTTATCATAAAGGAGGACGACTTTATAACACAAAAAAGTCAAAAAGATATTGAAATATACGTAAAACACTATTTGTTAAGTATAAGAAATCTCTATAGGGAAAAAGATTTCCTCACTGAAGAATATAACGAAGAACCATCACCTTCTTCATTAACATTTGACAGTTTAAAAGGAACAGCAGTATCCCAAGTGACACGCTTTAATGATTATGCAGAGAAAAGGGACATTATTCTCAAAAAAATTCAATTCATAGATGAAATTATCAAAGATTTTGAAATTCAAACATGTTTACTTTCACAAAGACATAAAGATATTCTCTATACATATTTACATGCTAAAGATAATAATCATATGCATGAAATCTTAGAAACAGAATGTCATTTTAGTATTTCAACTTATCGTAGATGCTTTCATTCACTATGTACTGAACTTTACAAACATGTTGATTTACAAAGAATTCCAACATTAGAAGATGTTAATGAACATTTCTATGCAATCATTCATCAATTAAACAAATAAGTTCAATATATTCAATATCAAATCAAAAAAAGTGAGAAGTAACAACTTATTTCTCACTTTTCCTGCTGTCTTTTATATAAAACAGAAACTATATGATTTACTTTTATAAGTAAAGCAATGATTTGTTCATTTTGTTCAATAATGTGTTGACTAAGTTCATTATTTTTTCAAGAGATCATTTTTTGAAGCACTAATTGTCTAAATATAAAAAAGTTTTGTATATAGAAAATTTTGTAAAAATCTGCATTACTCCTTCTTTTCCAATATGAAAAAACAATTTGAATAAGAATTTAATGCTATCTCTACATTTCTATTAATATATGATATCTAAAATATGAAAATTATACAAACAAAAAATATAAAAATGAGAACAGAACACCTATTCCCACTTATTAGTTATAAATGAAGCAATTCTTTCTTTTTCTTGTCAAATTCTTCCTGTGTGAGTATTCCCATATCAAGAAGTTCTTTAAGCTTTTTAACTGTTTCAATTGGATCAGCTTCATCTGCTTTTGTTTCAGATTTGACTGGTTCATCTTTCTTTAACAGTATTTCCAATCTGGCAACATCCTGATCACACATCTTGATGAGATCTTTTGCCATTTGAGAATCCATCTGTGTATTTCTTGTAATGTAGTTCACATATATACAAGGTTTATCAAAGTGATTGACATTGAGCTTGATTTGAAGATTTGATATATATTCGCCATTATTTAATGAAGAAAGAACACCCATTAAAGCGCCGGTACCACCAGCAACATACTTTCCGGAAGCAGTGCTGTTAAGAGTGTCATGGTTGATAGTATGTTTGTCACAGATCACTTCATAGCTGTTGATATCCTGATAGCGGATAAGAGTTCTAGGATTAGAGACATTCACTTTATTGATAGGCTTTTCCAGTGGATCATCGTTTCCTTTGTTGTAGATTGTCACCTCTTGCTTGTCATGATCAAAGATCATTCTTTGCATATAGGGAAGCAAAGTTTCATAAAGTTCTTTTATGGAATCATACTGATTGCGCTTGAAAACAATATTCATAGGACCATTTACATCAGTGTAAATGTGGAGTATACCTCTGCCCTGAAAATTCACGTCACCCAACTTCAGCCATTCAATATGGGGCAAAAAACAGTTTTCTTTACATATAGTAGATTTAATAAAAAAAGTATCCTCTTCCACATCAACAATAGCTTTATAGCCAGACGTACCAACATATTCTTTTTTCATAGTTTAATCATTCCTTTCTTATATAGTATTATATATACATATTATAACTAAGTTTCGTTCTATAAACAATTAAATTAAATAGGAGGTGTTTAATTATGTATGATTTTTTATTAAATAGTAACGACTATAATAAATTAATCGAAAGTTTAGATAAAGTTTGTGAGAAATTAGAACGTATTTCTTAATTTTCAAATCTAAAATTCGATTTTGATTTCAGTTCTGTCAGTGCAATACAAGGATCATTTAAGAATTTAGATAGTACAATAAGTGGAGTTGTCAAGGGATTTAATAATTTAGGATCATTTAATGATAATATGAATAAACTTGCGAAAGACGGTTCAGTTCTTGCACAAGCCTATAATCTAGCTAATAATGTATTACTTGGAAATATTGCAAATCTTAATCTACATACCATTGCCACAAATATTTCAACTGCAGCTACAAAAGCATTTAGAGTTGCTTTAGATTTTTTATCTGCGAATCCTTTGATACTTGTAGCAGGTGCTATTGGATTAGTTGTAGGAGCTTGTGTTCTTTTTGGTGATGCAGAGAGTGAGGCAGAAAAACAGACAAGATTGTTTACTGAAGCACAACAGGCAAAAAGAGAAGAATTGGTGAAGACTGCCAAAGCGATTAATGAGAGTACGGCATCAGCTATTGAAAGTGCTAAAGGAGCTGAAATACAATCAAATGTATTAAAAGGGTATGTTGAGAAATTGCAGGAATTAGAATCAAATGATGCTATTGAAGAGAATATGGAACAAGTTTGTTATTATATTGATCAAATTAATTCAGCAATGCCAAATACTGTTGAATTAACAAAAGAAGGAACGTTAGTATGGTTAGAGAATCAAGCAGCTATTGAGAAAAATATTACGGCTTTGGAAAGAAAGGCAAAAGTAGAGGCTTATTATGATGAGTATGTAGAAAGCTTAAAAAACGAGTCTCAACTTCGTGCAGAATTAACATTGGCACAAAATAATTATAATGAGGAGTTAGAAAGATTACAGGCTAATCAGGCAGCATATAATGCATTAATGGAGAAGTTTGATAAGCAAGGTTTCTTAAGTCAGGAGGATTGTGATTTATTAACTGTTTATGCGAATAATATGGATGAATCAAGAATGAAACTTGATGAATATTCATTAACTTTAGATAATGCTAGAGGAGCATATGAGGCAAATGCTAAGGGAGCAGAATTGTATCAACAAGCTGTTGGTGCATTGGATGGCAACTTAGTTGCATCGGCAAAATTACAGATAGCAGAATATACTGTACTTGAGGAAAATGGAACAAGTACATGGGAGAGTTTAGCAGGTGCTAGTGAAGATTGTAAGAATCGTATGACGAATGCATCAACAGAAGAGGCAGAAGTGATTCAAGCCACATCTGCTATGATACAAGCAGAAATGATCAATAAAGCTTTAACTCAGGATATGACATATGATCAAATGATTGAAACTTTACAATCAAAAGGAATGAAGATGAATGATGAAGAGAAGCAGCAGTTAAAAGCAAGTTATGATGCATGGTACATGAATAGTCAAGATATACAATCAGCCCAAGCAAAAGGATTGGATGTATTGAGATTGATGAAAGCTTCTTCATTAGAAGAGATGTCAGAGAATGATAAAAAGCAATTGATAGAGAATGTTAAACTGTTTGCTAGTCATGGAAATCAGAGTGGTATTGAATTATGTAACCAACTTGCTGCTAGTTTGGAAGCAAATAATGGCGAAGTCAATAATCAGGTAAGGGATTTGTTAAAGAAAATAGAAAAAGAAGCAAGTGAGTCAAAACCTGAAGTTAAATTAACTGCTAATGTTACGAATGCTTCAAAAGGAATTTCTAGCTTTATTGGAAATATTAAAACAGCCTTTAGTAATATTAAGATAGATCTTCCTTCACTTGGTAAAACTAAAGGTTATGCTTCAGGTGGTTTTCCTGCTACTGGGGAGTTGTTTATTGCGAGAGAGGCGGGTCCTGAGTTAGTGGGACGTATTCATGGAAAGACTGCTGTTGCTAATAATGATCAGATTGTGAATGGAATTCGTAATGGTGTTTATCAAGCTATGAGAAGTGCTATGTCTGGTTATGGAAATGGGAATATGAACATTCATGCGACTTTTGTTATGGATGGTGAAATTGTTGGTAAACAAGTGATTAAGTATCATAATGGTGTTGTGAAACGTACTGGGACAACGCCTTTAATGATTTAAGGAGGTTATTATGGATATTTTAAAAATTAATGGTCAAGCGATTGTGAATCCAATTGCTTTGACTTGGGATGAATCGGATTTGGATTCGAGTGAGGGAAGTGGCAGAAACTTGCTTGGTGAGATGATACGTGATCGTATGACGACAAAGCGAAAGATTTCAGTTTCATTTCCACCCTTGAATGATCATCAAATGTCAACATTATTAGAGGCTTTGAGTCCCCTTTTCTTTTTACTTGAGTATCCTGATCCAAAGTTAGGAAAGCGTCATTCAATAACAGTTTATGTCAGTGATCGCAGTGTTCCTGTTTATATGTTTGATAAGACGCTGAATCAGTGGCTATGGCAGGGTATGACAATTGATTTTATTGAAAAGTAGGTGAGTTTATGAGAAAGACATCTTTAAATTTTAGAAATGGTATTTTGGCTGATGAAAGACAATTATATATGAAGGTTATTTTTAATGGTCATCAAGAAATTGATGGCCATTTGTTGAAGAATATTGTCATTCATGAAGCCAGTAATGGTCAAGAGACCTTAACAATGGGGAGCATTTGTTCAAATAGTGTGAAAATCGTTATGATTGATGCTGGAAATATTGCTTATTTCAATAGTGAAGTTGAAGTTTTGATAGGTTTAGAATTGGAAACGATAGAATGGGTTTCTATGGGAACTTTTGTTATTAGTGAGGTAAGTAGGGATCATGATAGTGAAGTGATTTTGGAGGGATATGATCATATTTCTGATTTGAATAAGGATTATGTTCCTCATGTTGACTATCCTTGTTTATTAAGTGATGTTGTTTTGGATATTGTGAATCAATGTCAATTGACTTTAAAGGCTATGACTTTTGATGAAATGATGATTGAAAGTCCTGTTGCAGTGACTTGTCATGAGATGCTGAGTTATATGGCTTCTTTAATGGGTATGAATGTAAGAATGAATAGGGATAATGAATTGGAATTCTTTTGGTATGATGGAAGTTATGTGATTGAAAAGAAGGATATTTTTGAAGGTGGCTATAAAATAACAAATGATGTGTTAGTGATTTCTTCATTAACAAGTGGAAGTGAAGATCATGTGATCAGTTGTGGAAGTGGTTATGGTATCACTTTTGAAAATCCTTATATGAATGAAGAAAGGTTAAATATCCTCTATCAAAGAATCAATGGTTTTTCTTATCACCCTTGTCAGGTTCGCTGGCGTGGAGATCCTGCACTTGAAGTTTGTGATCTTGTTCAACTCAATAATGAAAACGTCATCATTATGGATCAGGTTTTTTCTTTTGATGGTGGTATGAGTTGTTCATTGGAATGTGTGGGACAAAATGAAAAAGAAGTGACGATATCAAAAAGTCCTACAGAAATCAAATTAAAGAAGCTTTACCACACTTTATTACAATCTTTTCAAGAAACAACTCAGACTTTATTAGGACAAAAAGGAGGTTATTATACAATTGATTATACTGATGGTTATCCATCAGGATGGACGATTATGAATACACCAACTTTAAGAGATGATACTCATTTATGGAAAATGAGTATGGGTGGTTTTGGATATAGTGAAGACGGTGGAAAAACTTTTCAAAATTATGCCTTTGATTTAAATGGAAACTTAAATGCGAATGCATTGACAACAGGTATTATTCAAGGTGATGGTTTTGATTTGGATTTGGAAAGTGGCGATATTAAGATTGGTGAAAGAAATGTGAATGGTGAAATTGAAAAGCCAGTCTTGAGTTACTCTCAAGATAAAGGTTTATATATTGAAACTTTTTCTCAAATCATTTCACAAGTTGAAACATTATCAAATTCCATTGATGTTTCATTATCTTCAAATTATGTTCATTCACAAACATATGATAAATCGCATGATGCTTATTATCCAGATTATGAAAATCAGCCTTTGAAAATCACTGCAACAATAAAAGATAGATTAAAAAATATTGTTGATGGGGTTTATACATGGAAAAGAAAAGGTCAAAATGATGAAGATTATGTTGATTTAATTGAGGGAGAAAATGCTGTTGGTCATATTTTGACAGTTTCTCATCATCTTCATGAAAGTGTGGAATATAAGGTTTATGTTGAAGTTGAGGGAAATGGTGTTGTTTTCAGCAACGAAGCTTCTATCAATATCAATGTGAATGTTTTAAATGATGTCAAGATTGAAGGAGAACTTTGTAAAATTGAAGCAAGTGGAACGACTTTTATTAAAAAAGATGATAACTATAATTATTCAAGTATTTTACTTTCTCCTCATTTCATGCAGTGTAACTTTGATTTATGGCTTTATTCGGGTGATCTTGGTAACACTTATACAATCATTGAACCAACACAATTGATTTCTGTCGGAGATGAAGTTTCTTCACATATCTATGAAACAAATGTTGTTGGTATAACTTATAATGCTGATAATCATGAACTGCAAATTTCATCTGATAGTGCTTGTTTTGCTTCAACAAATGTTGCTGTCTTTCAATTAAAAGCTGATATTGAAAATGCAACAGATACAATCTCTATTACAAGAGAAAATGATTTTGAAGCAATTGTGAATACAATAAAATCACAGATTGAACATTTATCTGAAAATTATACCAATATTATTCAAGATATAGATACATTCAATGGGTCTATCACAAACAAAGTAGAACAAATAGAAACAAACTATAATGATGATATTGAAACAATTCATCAACAATTATCACAAACCATTCAAACCTCTTCATCTATAGAAGAACAATTTACAATACTTAAAAAAACTGTTGAAAATAATCAAGAAGAATTTAAAGGTATTACAACATATATACAAAGAGGAGATTATGGTATTAAAATTGGAAAAAAAGAGGATAATATACAAACCTTAATGGCACCTGATCATTTTGGTATTTTATTTAAGAATGGTGAAGAGTTTCAGGAAGCAATGACATTGGAAAAGAATCTTTTAACAATTGAAAGTATTCAATTATCAAATTTCTTTCAATTGGGTCATGTGATATTGAACACGAAAGATTATGGTTTTGAAATGACATGGGGAGGTGAATAAGCATGTCACAAACATTTGAATCAGGATTAAGTAATACTTATAAGTTAAGACTCGTCGTAACAGAAGATTCGACAAGTCTATCAGGAAATACATCTTCAATGAGCTATAAACTTTATATGGTTGCGACAACAGCAAAATATTATCAGTCTGGTGTCAATGAAACCTATAAAGTGACACTCAATGGAACAACCTATACACACACTGTGAAAACATATTTTAGCAGTGGAAATACCGCGATACAGATTGGAAGTGGTACTGGAATATCAGTTGCCCATAATGCTGATGGAACAAAATCACTCAGTGTCAGTGCTTCATATACCAAGGCGTCAAGCACATCATACGCTCCAAGTGGAAACATGAGTTTAAGTGGAACAATGACTCTCACAACGATCCCTCGTGCTAGCACTCTCTTTGTTTCTAGTGGAAATGGTACAAAACCAGGGAATGGGTCGATTGAACTCACAATTTCACGTGCTAGTTCTTCGTTTACTCATACAGTCACATGGTCTTGTGGTGGATTAACTGGAACAGTAGGAAGTAGCCTTTCAACAAGTGCTTCTTGGGCAGTACCGTTAAGTTTGATAGATAAGAGTCCTAATGCAGATCAAACAGTGACTTTTACATGTACAACTTATAATGGTTCAACCAATATCGGCAGCAAAACATGTACAGCAACAGTTGGTCATCATAGTGCCAGCAGTATATCAACACAAAGCGGTCAAACATTAGGAAGCACAATGAGTTTTACAATTTCAAGGAGTCATGGAGAGTTGACTCATTCTATGTGGTATTCTTTTGGATCAAAGTCATGGCAAGTCATTGGCAGCTCTATAGCAACCTCAAATAGTTTTACTCCCCCTTTAAGTTTATGTAGTGAAATACCTCATGCAACAAGTGGATCAATGACGATTATATTACGTACATATTATGGTTCGACACAAATCGGAAGTGATCAATACAAATATTATACAATGAATGTTCCAACTTCAGTTGTTCCTACTTTTACTGATATTTCGTGTGTTGAAGCGAATGATGAAGTCAAAACATTGGTTGGTGCTTATGTTCAAAATAAGTCCCGCTTAACATTAGATATTATTGGAGCAACAGGTGTTCAAGGATCAACAATTCAATCTTATAAAATAGCTGTTGCTGGACAAACCATCAATGCCCAAACAGGAACAACATCCCTATTAAGTGTAAGTGGTTCACAAACAATTGTTGCAACAATTACAGACAGCCGTGGGAGAACAGCAACAAAAGAAAAAACAATTGACATTCTTCCTTATATCAATCCTAAAATATCCGATGTTGATGTTTATCGCAATACAAATACAACAGCCCAAATCACAGCCTCATTATCATGTTCAAGTCTTTTGGTGCAATCCGTTGAAAAGAATCATCCATGTTATAAGATTGATTATAAGCCTTCTTCTGCTTCATCTTACATAAGTGTGACAGGTGAATATGAAAAATTATCTGCAACTCTTTCAAAAACATTGACAGGACTTCAAGAAGACAAATCATATGAAATTCATATTTTTGTAGGAGATATTTTTGGCTATAATAGTCTTTATGAAATACAGCGTATTTCAACAGCTTTCAAGTCATTTGATTTTGATGTCAAAACAGGAAGATTAGGAATCGAGAAAGTCCTTGAACATGATGATAGTGTTCTGGAAGTACCCGAAGGAGCAAAAATCTATGTTGGAAATACACCTTTAGTACTTGATCAAAATTATACATGGGATCATATACAAGGAAAACCAACAACCTATCCACCAAGTCCTCATACTCATGATTCTCTTACTGATCGTACTACGGGTAATGCTTGTTATTTGAATTATGGAGCTACAGGCTTAACGACTGCTTCATGGTTGGCCGCTTGGAATGGTTATGAGTTAAGAGCTATCAGTCCTACAAATCTTAGAAATGTCATTGGTGCAGCCGAGTCTTCCCATACACATAACTATTTACCATTAAGCGGAGGAACAATGAGTGGTCAAATCAGTAGACCAGGAACTTCAACAAATTGGGTAAGTGGAAGAAATGGTGCATTGATAAAAAGTACGTCCTATACTGGATATAATGCTATAGCAAGTATGAAAACAACAAATGGTTCATGGGAAATAGGAGTTTACTCCAATAATACTTTATATTTTACATATATTTCAGATTCTCATTATAACTCATCAACAAATACAACAACTACTCAGGTTTATATTTCTAGCGAAGGACATATTTACATGAATACAGGAACTGTCATCCGTGCTAGAAACTTATCAGGTGTTATGTGGGATGCATTTGAAGGATGTGATACAGGAGGAAATACGAATGTTGGATATGGAAGTTATGAACATAAATCTGGTTGGGGTCAATTGTTTGGAAATACTGTTGGATTATGGGCAAATACAAAGATACAAGGAAATAAGGCTTATACACAATCGTCTGATGAAAGGCTCAAGACAAATTTTGAGGATATTTCAGATAGTTTATTAGCTGTATGGAGTGAAATACAGCCTTGTGTTTTTGAGTGGAAAAATGATGAACATCATGAAAAGCATATTGGAATCAAAGCTCAAGATGTGATAAGAGCTTTTGAAAAGTATGGTTTAAATTGGCAAGAGAGTGCAATGTTTAATCAATATAAATTGCCAGATAAAAATGATGATACTGAATATTTTGGTTTAACATACGAGTATATTGATATGTTGACAATGAAAGTTGTCAAAAATCAACAAAAATATATTGAGAAATTGCAAAAAGAGATTGATGACTTAAAGGAACAAGTGCAAATACTAATGAAATTCATGGAGGAAAAATCAAATGAATTTTAATTATATGGATACTTATAATGCAGTGACAGGAGTTTTGATTGCTGTGTTATCTTTGTTCTTTGGGGAACATTGGGTGCTGTTTGCTTTGTTTTTATTATTGAATGTGATAGATTGGCTAACAGGATGGATGAAGTCCTATATTGCAGGAAAAGAGAATTCTGTAAAAGGATGGAAAGGTGTTTTAAAGAAACTGGGATACTGGATGATGATTCTGGTCGCTTTTGTTGCTTCATATATCTTTATTGATATTGGAAATGTATTAGGAATTGATTTAGGCATTACAACATTATTGGGCTGGTTTGTTTTAGCATCTCTTCTCGTTAATGAATTAAGAAGTATTGTAGAAAACTTTGTAGAAGCTGGATATCATGTTCCCAGTGTTCTTACAAAGGGATTAGAGGTTGCAAATAAAGTCATCAATCAGGAAGATCAGGAGTAGTCGAAAGACTGCTCTTTTCAGTTTAAAACAGGAGGAAACAAAATGAGTACGATTTTTAAACCAAGAACAAGCACACCAAGTACAACTGACAAGAACTGGATTCATACTTCCAAAGGTGGGTATAATGGCTGTATCTTAATCAGCGGGAATGCTGTTATTCCTAACTGTGTAGGTTATGCATGGGGAAGAATGAGAGAACTGTTGGGCTTTAATCCCAAACTCAGCAAAGGGAATGCTGAAACATGGTATGCCTATAAGGATGGATATGCAAGAGGAAAGACACCAAAATTAGGAGCAGTGATCTGTTATGCCAAAGGCAGTGCAACAAACAGTGCAGATGGAGCAGGACATGTGGCCATTGTGGAAGACATCTATTCAGACGGTTCTATTTTGGTTTCACAGAGTGCCTATGGGGGTGCAAGATTTTCTACAAAAACTTTGTCTAAAGGCTATGCATGGGGAAGTCTGGTATTTCAGGGCTTTATTTATCCGCCTGTGGAATTTGTCAAAGAAGCAGTGACGACTTCCACAGAAAGCACTTATGTATTAGTGAAAGATGTCAAGGGCTATACGAATGCGACAAATGCCAAAAATAGGATAAACAGTATAGTTGTCTATAAAACAGGAACATATTATGTTTACAAAGAAAGTGGCGGCATGATCAACATCACGAAAACAAAAGGAACAGCAGGAGCATGGATCAATCCATCAGACAACAAAGTGACAGCAGTCTATTATGCCAAATATACAGGAAAGTCACAGAAGATTGATGAAGTGTTTGCAGAGATAGGAGTTCCAGCCTCTTATACAGGGAAATGGAATAGACGTATTCCCATAGCCAAAGCCAATGGCATCACTAACTATACAGGAACATATTCTCAAAACACAGAATTGGTCAATTATGCAAAACAAGGAAAACTGAAGAAAGTATAAAGTGAAGTCTATCTTAAATGAGATAGGCTTTTTTTATTGTATCAAAATATTTGAAAAGAGAATGTTGTATGTTAGCATACTTGCTATTGTCATTCAATAGTCATTATCAGAATACTTAAAATAGGGGCTATCATTCGTATAATTTGAGAAATTTTAATAATTATGAGATACTACATATAATATGGAGGATAATCTATGATAGAGTATATTAGAAAAAGAGATGGTCGTATGGACCGATTTGATGTCAATAAGATAGCTGGGGCTATTTATAAGGCTTTTCAGGCAACAGAAGCTAAATATGATTTAGATACTGCTATTGCAGTTGCTCAAGATGTTGAACACAAATTGGAGTCAAGGCATACAGAATTACCAACTGTTGAATTGGTACAAGATACAGTTGAAGAAACTTTGATTGAAAAAGGCTATGTAAGAATTGCGAAAGCTTATATTTTATATCGTGCAGATCGAACACGTTCACGTGATCGTAAATCACGTTTGATGAAAACATTAGAAGAAATTACTTTCCAAGATGCAAAAGATAGCGATTTAAAAAGAGAAAATGCGAATGTTAATGCTGATGCACCAATGGGAACAATGTTGAAGTATGGGGCTGAAGCAGCTAAACAATTCAATGAAATGTTTGTTTTAAATCCATTACATAGTGCAGCTCATAAAAGTGGTGACATTCATATTCATGACATGGATTTTTTAACTCTCACAACAACATGTACACAGATTGATATTAAGAAACTCTTTAAAAATGGTTTTTCAACAGGTCATGGAGTTTTGAGAGAACCTAACAGTATTACCACATATTCAGCATTAACATGTATAGCAATTCAATCTAATCAAAATGATCAGCATGGTGGACAAGCCATTGTGAACTTTGATTATGGGATGGCAGATGGGGTGAGAAAGTCATATTATAAAGCTTACTTCAAGAATTTAAAAAAAGCATTATTATTGCTAACTGATTTAGAAGTTTATCAAGTTATTGAAGAATTACAGGCTTTAGATATCCATCCATCATTGGAGGATCGAGGATATTTATCACAGGAAAAAATCATTTTGATGGAAAAAGGTTTGGATGAGAAAACTATTGATAAAATACAAAACTTTGTATCTCAACAAACATATGAAGAAGTGAATCAAGAAACATATCAAGCGATGGAATCATTGATTCATAATTTAAACACAATGAATTCAAGAGCTGGTGCTCAAGTTCCTTTTAGTTCAATTAATTATGGAATGGATACATCAGCTGAAGGAAGAATGGTTATTCAAAATGTTCTTCTTGCGACAGAAGCTGGTTTGGGTGGTGGTGAAACACCAATTTTCCCAATTCAAATCTTTAGAGTGAAAGAAGGCATCAACTATTATTCAGGTGAGCCAAATTATGATTTGTTTAAACTTGCTTGTCGAGTTTCAGCCAAACGACTATTCCCTAATTTCTCATTTATTGATTCACCATTTAATCTGCAATATTATCAAGGCACGCCAGAAACAGAAATTGCTTACATGGGTTGTCGTACCAGAGTTATGGGAAATGTTTATGACCCAAATAAAGAAATTTCGCCTGGTCGAGGAAACTTAAGCTTTACTTCAATTAATTTACCTAGATTGGCTATTAAATCCAAGGGAGATATTGATGAGTTTTTTGATAAATTAGATCAAATGATTAATTTATGTATTGATCAATTATTAGAAAGATTTGAAATTCAATGTAAACGTCGTGTCATGAATTATCCATTTTTAATGGGTCAAGGTGTATGGATTGATTCAGAAAAATTAAAACCAACGGATGAAGTCAGAGATGTCTTAAAACACGGAACATTGACAGTCGGGTTTATTGGTTTAGCAGAAACTTTAAAAGAATTAATAGGATACCATCATGGCGAAAGTGAAAAAGCTCAAGTTTTAGGTTTACAGATTGTTGCACATATGCGTAAACGTATGGATGAAGCCAGTCAAAAATATCATTTGAATTTTTCTTTAATTGCCACTCCCGCTGAAGGTTTGTCAGGTCGCTTTGTCAAGTTGGATCGCGCTCTTTATGGAAAAATTGAAGGAGTTACAGATCGTGACTATTATACAAATAGTTTTCATGTTCCAGTTTATTATCCTATGAGTGCCTACAATAAAATCAAGATTGAAGGACCATATCATACTTTGACAAATGGTGGACATATTAGCTATGTAGAAATGGATGGCGATCCGACTAAAAATTTACCAGCATTTGAAAAAATTGTTCGTGCTATGCATGATGCCCAAATAGGCTACGGAGCGATTAATCATCCAGTTGATCGTGATCCTGTTTGTGGATATAATGGCATTATTCATGATGTGTGTCCAAAGTGTGGACGTCGTGAAGAAGAACATGTTGGTTTTGAAAGAATTCGTCGTATTACAGGTTATCTTGTTGGTACACTTGATCGCTTTAATGATGGAAAAAAGGCAGAAGAAGCTGATCGTGTAAAGCATGGGTGCGATGATGAAAATTAG